ACAGCCTATCCGACCCCGGCGACCAGCGCCGGGGGAAATGTCTCTGGGACGATCGCCTCGACCGGGGCTTTTCAGAAGCTCTGGGGGGCGACTGGAGGCTCTGCCGGGCCGTTTCGGAAAGGCTGTACGATTCAGAACAACGGCACGCATAATATGAATGTGAGTGAGGGGTTGGGGGTTGCTGGAAGCACAACCGGGAACTCGGTGGTGGTGCCTGCCGGGGGGATCTATTATTGCCAGGTCGGGCAAATTGTGTTGACTGGGGAAATTGATATCACTGGGACCGCCACCGATGCGTTTTATGCGGCGCAGTATTAACGCACTCGCACTCGCGCTTGCGCTTGGGCTTGGGCTGGGGTTGTTGGGGCTTGGAGCCGAGGCTTCCGCCCAAACCCCCAGCCCACAGTGCGTAGCCAGCGCACTCGCTGGAGGCACCGTCAACGCGATCACAATTCCGGCGCTGCCCTGTACCGGGACTTCCGCGCTGGTGCTGGTGACCGCCGCTGGGGCCAACACCGGGGCCGTGACGCTGCAGCAGATTGGCCAGCCGGCGCTGGCGGTGACCAAGCTGGGTGGGGCGGCCTTGGTAGCTGGGGATATCCCGATCGCTGGGGCGGTGATGCTGCTGCAAGCGACCGGGCAGCAGTGGGTGCTGTTGAACCCAGGAACCACCGGGGGTGTTGGGGTTGTACCGACCGTTGCGGCGTTGCGGGGGTTGACCGCTGGCGCGGCCTCGACTGCTGTGACACAGGGGTATAATAGCGCTGGGGACGGTGGCGGCGCAACTTATCAATGGGCCAGCGGCTCCAGTTGCACCGACGACTCGGTGACTTGCATCCGGCCGAACTCGGCACCGGTGACTGGTCGCTGGCTGGGGGTGTTTCCGTCAGGGGCGGTGAATCTGTATCAGGCTGGGCTGGTGCCTAGCAGCAGCACTGCTGACGATGCCTCTGGGCTGATGAATGCGATCTGGACGGCCGGGCTGAGCGTCTACGTGCCGCCGGGTGAGTGGCACATTAAAAACCAGCTGTTGTGCAAGGCTGGGCTGGAGTTGGAGGGGGCGGGACAGTTTGCCTCGATCATCACCATCGGCGCGGCGACGAATGATTTCAACCTCTCCGCGAGCAGCGTGCTGCAAGCTGGGACGTATGGGAACAACGGGTGTCAGATCGACGGGGTGAAGCTTCAGTTCTATCAGCCGTCATTCGGCGGGATGACGATCGCGAATATTGTGCATTACCCGGTGGCGATTGATGGAGGAAACTCGACGGCCAGCGGAAATTGGATCTACGGCGGGTCGATTGGGACTGGGAGTCCGGTCCAGATCACCAATGCCTGGACCTGTGTTTCGCTGAACAACACTCAGGCGCTGGGAGAGGGAGCTTGGCATCTGGGGAATGTCAACTGTAGTGATTATGCTGGAGGGCTGACGCTCGGTGGGGTGATCTCGACGATCTGGGTGGCAAACTGGGACGAGGAAACCTTCGGGATGACCTCGGACCAAGCGCTGGTGTATGAGTCCCAGGGAGAGAGCGGAGCTGCACTGGCGGTCCAGATTGGACGCTGTGATGGATGCTCGTTTGGGACATTTGCGACTTTCGCGCATGGGTTTAAACAGCTGGATTCCGGGGCGACGCGTGGGCCGGCGACTGATATCACCGGGGTTAATGTGGGAGTGCTGGAACTGGATGGTGACGGTGCAACGCTGATTAATGGCGGAGGGTATGTCCGGGTAGGGGCGCTCTACGGGACGAATAGCTCAGCTGACACGGCAGGGAAAATCAAGTCGAACCCAGGGGCTGGGCTATATGCCTATACAACTATCGCCACGCTCGGAGTGACCGATGGTGCTCCGAGCGGAGATATCGCAACCAGCGGGGCTGGAGTGACCGTGCTTACGCTGGGTTCCGGCTGGTACGAATCCCTCACGACGAACTCTGGAGCGAGTCCTTGGAACTTTGCCGGCAGCAACGTGACGGTGGTGGTTGGGGGGATCAACTATATTGATCCAGGTGGAGAGACCGTTCCGCAGATCGTCGCAAACTGCACCTGCACGGTGAAATTTACTGGGACGAGCTTCACCGTTCCGAATAGCAATCGCAGTGCGGCAGTTGTAAGCCAGGCTGGGACCGGGACTAATCTGGTCATGCAGGGGGTGAGCTTTACCCCGGGGACCTCCACTGGAAATGTGATCGTGGTTGGGAGTGATAATGTTGGGAATTTCCTAGGTAGCATCTCCGCACACGGTTGGGGAACGAGTCTTGCTGGAACAAATAATGGAATTTACTGGCTCAATGAGAGTGTTAATAAATTAAACGTAAATCAAGGCGTGACAGGAAATGTACAGGGACATGTCGCAACGCTGGCAGCACTACAAGATTCGTGTTTCAGCGCGACGGGCTGCACGCTTGGCGCAGGCGGCGGTATTTTCTCGGATCCCAACCGGGTGGTACGTCGTGACGATTACAGCGCCGGTCTCGGCGCGCCCGCTCTCGATTTTAAGGGCGAGACGGGAACGTGTGCTGCGAACGGCCATATCGGCGCGACCCTCGCGACTTCCTCTATCAGCGGCACGACTCTGACTGTTGGCAGTGTCTCGGCAGGGACGATCGCTAGTGGGCAGTTCATCGATGGCGTAGCAGCCGGAACACAAATTACCGCCGGATCGGGTTCTTCGTGGACCGTGAGCGTGTCGCAGACCGTTGCGTCACAGACGCTGAATACCTCCGATCACGGCTCTTGTGTCAACACGACGAGCGGAGATGGCAACAGCTTCTATGCAGTTTTTGCATCCTCTGGCGCGGATATGCGCGAGTGGGGCTGTAAGGCAGACGGGGGCACGACCGATAATGGCCCGTGTATTCGTAACGCAGCGGCATGGGGGGCGGCGTACGGCACTCCTCTTCTTTTGCCAGCGGCTAGCAGTTCTTACACCATCAATACTCTGGACGGGTCGGCTGATGCCGCGCTGGTGATTGGTGATGGTACTTGTTTGGGGAATACCAAACCGGCGCCTACGATCATAGGCTCGGCCTCGAGCGACTACCCGGATGCCTATTACAACTCGCCAGAAATTACCCTTGGGAATGGGCTGAACCGGCCTATCGTCTTTGTTCGCAAATGCGCGTCAAGCCCCTTTTTCCAAAATCTTGATTTCGAGGGGAACCGCGCTGGTCAAACTGGCTGCACGACAGCGGCATATTGTCCGAGCGGCCTTCTTTTCGTTATCGTGGCAGAGGATTTTGCCAGCCCCTCGACAGAAAGCTCTATCGCCGCTGATCGAGTTGTTATTCGTGGCGGCTATAACGGAGATCTCTATATTGGGGGCGGGCGCGGCACCACTTGGCTCAAAGATACGTGGCTTCAATATAGCGGCCAATCGACCGCAGATTCAGCCCTTTATCTCAATGGGTTTGATGGGACGTTTGACAATCTCCAAGTAGGGTCGAATGCCGGGAGCGGGATTCTGGTCAACGAGGGCAGCCAATACCAATTCGCGAATGGTGCGGTCTTTTTGAATGGTGCTCAGGGGATCATCATAAACGGGGGCAGCGTCGGCAACATATCCTCCGTGAACCTTATGCTTCAGCGCAACGGCAAAGAAGGCATCAAAGTCCTCGACGCCGCCGTTCCTGCCAACGATAACGTTGGATCGTGGAATTTCGTAGGAACGCAGTTCAACAACAATTCGCAGTCGCAAACTGGCGCCTTTTCCGATGTAAACGACCTATGCACGGCGGCGCATTGCGGAGCCGCGATGCATCTTGACCATCCTGGCATGTATGGAGGCGACCAAAGCGTCGACGCGACCGGAACCGGAGGCACAAGCGGCAGCAGCACTACTCTTACGCTCTCGGGCGCCCCCACAGGCACTGTAAACGTTGGCGACGGCATTTCATATTCCGGCAGCCCTGCTGGTCTCTATGTGACGGCCTACAACTCGGGTACGCACGTCATCACGATGTCGGCGGCGGAGACCATCGCGGGCGGCACATCGATTACGATCACGGCCCCCCTCCCGAATTACCATATCCAGACCAACAGCACCGCGAAAGTCTATGTGACTGCGCCTGGGTTTGGCACTGGCACCAACGCCGTGACGGGCTTTACGGACGATTTCATTCTCGTCAACGGCGACTATTCGATCTTGGCACCATACACGATGGGGCTGTATGGGAGCGGAAGCGGCTCGACGCAAGTCACTTATCAGAGCGGCTATCCCGTAGGCACTTTAGACAGGCACGGCAATCACATCACAGTGAGCGAAACCGTCCAGTGGACGAGCCTCAACAGTATCACCGGCAATCTGATCGGACAGTTCCTTCCAGTAGCATCCACGAGCACGAGTAGTAACTACACAGCGGCATGCTCTCTTGGTGTTGTCAATGGATGGACCGATGGGGCCGGGGGATTTACGCAGCTAGATGCGATAATCACCAGCAACGATCAGACTGTATTTTTCGGGAAGACGGGCAGCGGAAAGAACTGGACACAAACGCCGGTCACAGAGTGGGGGGCTACGGGGAAAATATCATATACCTGTTCCTACGATGCGGATGCCTTCTGAATTTCGAGACTCACTCTTTGCCGATCCGTTCAGTCATGGCGCGACTAAAGCACTTTTGGGATCGCCTCTGTCAAGGACGTCTTTTCTAGACCATGAGCCGACGGGAGGTGTGCCGCCTCCCGTCGGCCCTGACCATCCACAAGCACTGTTGAGGAGTGCCCGAACATGGCGCGTAGAACGGTAGAGTTTAGGCCAGATAAATGACCCAGCTCCAGCTCTTCGGTGGTGAAGTTCAGTTCTGCGACGCCAACGGTGCGCCGTATGCGGGAGGGACTGTTTGGTTCTATATCCCGGGGACAACAACTCCGAAAGCTACATATCAGGACGTGAATGGGCTGGTGCCGAATACTAACCCGGTAGTGCTGGATGCTGCTGGGCGTGCGAGGGTCTGGGGGACTGGGCAGTACCGGCAGGTGCTGGAGGACTCATCTGGGACGCTGGTCTGGGATCAGATCGTCGCGACGGCAAATACGATCTCCGGGCCTGGGAGCTCGACAGCCGGAGATGTGGTGACCTGGGGAGACACGCTGGGGAGCGAGCTACTAGACTCTGGTGTTACGCTTAGTGCGTTGGCGTTGCTGGCCACCACGGTTGGGGTGGTTGCGCTGCAGGTGTTTACTGTCTCGGGAACTTATGTTCCGACGGTGGGAATGTTGAAGGCTCTGGTGATTGTAACAGGAGCTGGTGGTGGGGGTGCCGGGACGCCGGGCTCGGCAGCTGGAGATACCAGGAGTGGTGGAGGTGGGGCTGGTGGTGGGACTTCAATCTCCTTACTCACCGCAGCACAGATTGGAAACAGTCAAGTGGTGACGGTTGGGACGAAGGGAGCTGGAGGCGCGGCCGGAGATAATGCCGGAGGGGCAGGTGGAGGGAGCTCGCTGGGCACGCTTGTAACAGCGAATGGTGGACCTGGTGGAGTAGCAAGTGCTGGGGCGGGGACTGGGGTGGCTGGACCGGCGGCTGGGACGGCAACCAGTCCGGGGAGTGCATTCCCAGGGGCTGATGGGGGGCAAGGAATCTCAGCCATCGCGGCGACGGTTGGTGGGGCTGGAGGTTTGGGCGGAAGTAGCTGGTGGGGGGCTGGAGGAGCTGGTGCGCTGGCAAGCTCTGGAGTAGGTGCAGCGGGGAGAAGTAGCGTTAGTCCTGGCGGTGGTGGGGGTGGCGGGGTGAGTGTGAACGCTGGTGGTCCGGCAGCGGGAGGCAACGGCAGTGATGGTACGGTTTGGGTACTAGAATTCTGCGCCGGGCAGACCGGCGCATGAGTGAACAGGGAAGCTGGGAGCGCTGGGCGCCTGGTTTCCCTGCATTTCAAAGCCCAGTGGAGAATGCGCAAATGAAGCGGCGAAAGAGCGCCTTCTGGCGCGGAGTACTGCCGGGCGCAGCTTTAGCTGCTGTCATGGCGCTAAGCGGGCAGATGGCCCAGGCGGCTGGGACTTTTACCAATGGAGTTTGTACGGCTGGGAGCACCGGAACTTCCACCGGGACCCCAGCGGTGACATACTGTAACAACTCCAACACTTATCCGCTTACCGGGAATGAAACCATTCCGGCGGATACCCAGCTCTCCGGCGGACAGAGCCCGCAGAGTGAGGCGATTTTGACCCGACAGCTGGCCCAGTTCGGTTCCAGCCAGCTAACCGGAAACGTACTGATCGGTGGTGATGCTGGGACGAACCTCTGGCAGCGTGCAACGACTGGTGCAAGCCAGACCACGACGGTGGCTTATGGTGGGCCGGATCGCTGGGCATACTGGAGCGGCACCAACACTGCTGTCACGGTGAGCCGGAGCAACACCGCAGCGGCGCTTCCAGTTGGATACCAGCAGTCGTTTCGGATGCAGCGGACGGCGGCTCAGACCGGGGTTGTGCAGGTTTGCATGGCTCAGGAAGTCGAAAGCGCAAACGCGTTGCAGCTTGCTGGGCAAACTGTCGAGCTGGATTTCCACGCATTCACTGGGGCGAATTTCTCGGCCGCCAGTCAGCAGATGAAAGCGTATATCATCTACGGGACTGGAACTGACGAAGGCATGACCAACATGGCCTTCGGCCTCAATGGCGGTGGTGGCGGCGCGACTGGCTGGACTGGTCAGACTAACATCGGCGAGACCATCGGGCTGCAGGCCGTGAGCACGCTGGGCAAGTACGCTGCGGTGGCAAAGATTCCAGCAACTGCGACGGAAGTCGGCGTGGCGCTCTGCTACACCCCGGTTGGGACAGCAGGGACCACTGATGCCCTGTATTTCTCGGGAATTCAGCTGGTTCCAAACGCAAACCTGACTAGCGTGGCGTTGAGCGCGAGCGGGAATGGATTCTCCTGTGACAACACGGCGAATACCCAGCTGCAGTGCTCAGCTTTCCAGCGGAGAAGCCAGGCGCTGGAGAGCCTGCTTCAGTATCGGTACTATTACCAGATCTCTGAGGGCGCAACGGTGTTGGATCGCGGGGTCTGCCGGAGCCGAAGTGTCACGACTTGCAGCTGGAATATCCAGTTCCCGACTGTGATGCGAATTGCTCCGACGGTGACGTATACTGCTGGGTTCGCGGTGGAAACGACCGTTGGCGGCGGGACGCTGAATGCTTGCAGCGCGCTTGCCAATGATGCGACGGTGACAGGTGCGACGCCGAGCACTACGAATGCCTACGCGCTTTGCACCGCGACGACCGTTCCGGCGGCTGGGACGGTGGATCAGGTGTATGATAACAACGGCTCCGGCGCGGTGAAAGCTACGGCGGAACTGTAGGGCAAGATTGAGGGAGCGGAGCTGGTCGTTCCGCTCCCTCATTTGCAGGGAAGGAGTCAGGTGATGGCTAAGTCAAAGCCGAACGATCGTTCACAGGACGCGAAGATAGTAACACGAGGGGTACATCAGCATGAGGGGAACATGCATAAGGGGGAGAAGAAGACCCAGCTGAAGCTGGGGAGCGGAGGGAAGAAAGGGAAGTAGGGTCGGGGGAAAGTGGCCACGTTTGATGGTCAAAATCCCCTACCATCCAGGCAAACCCTCTCCCCTCCCCCAGTCAAATCTAGGAACCTCCCAGTTGTCCATCCAATTCCCCGAAAAGATGCAACCGCTCTTTCGCCCGAAGCGATTTAAAGTCTTCTGGGGCGGACGTGGCGCGAGCCGGAGTTGGAGCTTCGCTCGGGCGCTGTTGTTGAAGGGGACACAGCAGCCGCTGCGGGTGCTTTGCGCGAGAGAATTTCAGAACTCGATTGAAGAGTCGGTTCATAAGGTACTCAGCGATCAGATTCGAAACCCGCCGCCGGAAGGGCTGGGACTGGAGCACGCGTATCGGATTGAGAAGGCACATATTTATGGTCCTGGAGGAACGACGTTTAGCTTTGAGGGGATCAAAAACAACACTAACCGGATTCGATCCTACGAGGGCATTGATGTATGCTGGGTGGAGGAGGCAATTAAGGTCACTCGGGCGAGTTGGAACATCCTGATCCCAACGATCAGGAAGCCCGGGAGTGAGATCTGGATGAGCTTTAATCCGGAGCTGGAAGATGATTACACCTATGAGAGATTTGTGAAGGAGGTTCAAGCCGATGGGGAACCGGCTGGGCCTGGGGCCTACGAGACTGATCTGGTGATCTCTGTCAAGATGACTCACGCAGATAATCCGTGGTTCCCGGAGGTTCTGGAGCTCGAACGCATGGAAGCCAAGCGGAGAGGCGAGCGCCCGGGGCATGAGCAAGACTATGCGGATTACCTGAACGTCTGGGAAGGGCATTGCCTCCAGATGATTCACGGCGCTGTGTTTGCGCGGGAGATGTTGCGAGCTCAGGAAGAAGGCCGGGTATGTAGCGTTCCCTGGGAGCGTGCTTGGCCGGTGGATACGTTCTGGGATCTTGGTCGCGCGGACCAGACGGTTGTGTGGGGCGCACAGCGTGTGGCGATGCAATATCGGGTGCTGTTTTGCTATGCGGCGAGCGGTCAGCATATCGGACACTTTACCCGGGAGTTGCAAAACCGGGAGTATCAATATGGAACCCATTACCTCCCCCATGACGCGAAGGCCAAGCGACTGGGAAGTAAGCGAACGATTGAGGAAATGATCCGGCAGGCGTTTCCGAATTGCAGCACTCGGATCGTGCCGAAGCTGAGTGTGGTGGACGGGATCAACGCAGCTAGGACGATTCTCCCAAACTGCTGGTTTGACGAGGAAGCCTGCGAGGATGGCCTTCGGGGGCTGAAGCACTACCGATATAACGTAGTGAATGGGCAGCTGAGCAACGAGCCGCTACACGATTGGGCAAGCGACTATGCAGATGCTTTCCGATATCTGGCGGTATCGATGCGGGCTGAGGGCCAGCGCGCTGGAAGCGGAGTCCAAGCTCGGCTGGATCGCGCGCGAGAAGCCTCCCGCAGCGCGGCGTTGGAGTCCTCTGGTCGGCTGCGCGGGGGCGTGGCCTCGGCCCTCGGCTGGATGGGCCTGTAAAGGAGCACATGAGCTGTGGCTGGTGATCCGCGTCCAGGAGTCGAACAACTCACCGGGGATCCGGTGGTGGATGAAGCCACGACTTTTTTCAATCATGTGGCAGAGTATGAGGCCGACTGGCGCACGAGGTTTATTGAAGATATTCGGTTTGAGAACGGGGACTCGACGAACTACTATCAGTGGCCGGATCAGCTGCGCAACGCGCGGAGTGCGGACAACAAGCCCTGTCTGACCATGAATATGATCCGACAGCATAATCTGTTAATCTCCAATCAGCTACGGAAGAACAAATCCTCGCCGAAGGTTATCGCGATGGGAGGTCAGGCAACGCAAGAGTCTGCCTCTATGATGAAGGCTCTGATTCGGCATATCGAGTACCAGTCTGATGCGCAGGACGCCTATACTGTTGGCCGGAGCTTCCAGATCGGCGGGGGTATTGGCTGGGTGCGGTTGGTTACCGACTGGGTTCCGGGGACATTCGAGCAGGAGATCTACATCCGGCCGATTTTGGACCCACTCACGGTCTTTATTGACCCTAATTGCAGGCAGAAGTTCACCAAGTCCGACGCGAAGCGCGCGATTGTCTTCGACACACTCCCGGTGGATGAGTTCCTGGAGGCATTTCCGGAGGCCGAGGACTGTGTGGGACTCCAGCCGCTGGGGGTTGGAACGACTGATGGGGATTTGATTTCCAAGGATCAGGTTCGAGTAGCGGAGTATTTCCGCCGGGTGACCCGACGGGATCGGCTGATCAGCTTTGTCCATGAGGGAAAGCGGAGGAGCATCCGAGAGTCCATGCTCTCTGGGCAAATCGGCCGGATGATTCTCGACGACCCGTTGACTAAAGTCCGAACGGTTATGGATGAGGTGGTGGAGTGGAAGCTGATTGCCGGGAGCCGAGTGATTGACGAGACTGTCTGGCCAGGAGAGTGGATTCCGCTGATTCCGTTCCTGGGCGAGGAGACCGTCATCGATGGTCGGTTGGATCGCAAGGGTCACACTCGGGCGATGAAGGATGCACAGCGGATGTATAACTACGCCGCGAGTGCTAGTGTGGAGGTGGTAGCAACTCAGACCAAGACTCCTTGGGTCGCGTCCGCTCGTGCCATCGAGGGTCATGAAGTCCAGTGGAACTCGGCCAACACGCAGAACGCGAGTGTTTTGGTCTGGAACGATGTGGATGAGGACAACCCGGACACAAAGATCGATAAGCCCGAGCGTATTCCTCCACCAGTAGCAAGTCAGGGCTTTGAGACCGCAATGGTAACAGCCCAGCAGCAGATGATGCTTACCTCGGGGCAATATCAGAACGCGCTGGGACAGCTGGGAAACGAGCGAACTGGAAAGGCCATTACTGCTCGGCAAGAGCAGAGCGACACCCAGGTTTTCCATTTCCAAGACAACTACGAGTCCGGGCTGAAGTTCCTTTGCAAGCAGATCATCGGAGTGATTCCGAAGGTCTACGACACGCAAAGGGTGGTGAAAATCCAGGCGGAAGATGGGACGGATCTGGAAATCGAGATCGATCCTGGCGCACGGCTAGCGTACTTGCAGGAGGTCGGGCATCAAGGAGAGGTGGCGCGGAGGATTTTCAACCCAGCTCTCGGCCGGTACGACATTGCTGCAGATGTGGGGCCGGCCTATACCAGTCGCCGCCAAGAGACTCTCGACGCGCTGACGCTGATCTTGACCCAGGCCCCTGGGCTGGTCGGGATTATCGGGGACTTGCTGTTCAAGAACATGGAGTTCGACGACGCGATGGAAGCAGCACAGCGCCTGCGTCGGATGGTTCCGCCGGAAGCTCTTGGTCAAGGCCCTACCCCGGCTGAGCAGCAACTGCAAGCCCAGGTGGCGGCGCTGGGAGGCCAGCTGACCAAGCTCTACGAGACTGCTGGGAAAGACAAGATCAAGCTGATCGGAAAGGATCAGATGAGGGAGATTGATGTTTACAAGGCCGAGACAGATCGGATGAAAGCCCTGGCAGATGTGCTTCCCCTCGACCAGCCAGGGCTGGAGCAGCTTGTGGGACAGCTGGTTCAAGAGGCCCTCAAGACCAGCTTGGTGCCGATATTGAAAGAAAATCTTGGAAACGACGAGGGAAGCGTGACTGGTGATCTCCCCCAGGCCGAGGCTGAAGCCCCTCCGATCCCTGGTGCTCGTCGGGCTCCTGACAACAACTGGTATCTGGCCGATCCGACCAGGACCGGGAAATATCTCCGAGTTGGTCCACTCGCTCAACAGCGGGGTACCCCGCAGCGGGAGGCTTGAGGTGGCAGAGCCAATGATGATTTCTGGGCTTTGGCCGAATGTACAGCCGGAACTGAGCGATCCCTGGGCCGACAATCCGTATATTGTCGGTCCTGTTCCAAGTCCAAATGAACATCTACCTGATCCAACAACTCTTACTGGGAGAGCAACGCAGCCTGTGCCTGGACCGGGGGCGGGGATAGTTGGTTCTGGCTATACTGGACCTGGGACCTCGCCAGTAGCCCCGACACTCCAGGGCCTGGACCCCAGGATTCCGGTGCAGCGGGAGTCCCGAGGTATGCCGTATGTGGGATATACCTCACCGGAAACGTTCCGCCGGACAGGACAGTTTACCGACCTCCGTGATGCTCCGGTGGATGAAACTGGAGCACCGATCTGGGCTGGGGATATGGGGCCAGCGGGGAGATCAACGGCTTTCGGCCCGGCGCAAATTACACGCTCGACCTGGGCACCGATTGCGCGAAAGCTGGGGATCACCGACTGGCGCGCGCCTGGGGCCTACGCGGCTGTTGCGAATGAACTGTATCGGGAAGCTGGGTCTGCGCCTTGGAGGGCGAGTGCCCCTGGTGGAGGGCAGGCGCCAGTTCCAGGTCCAGCCGGAACCCAACTCGCCTATGCAGGGGCGCCAGCGCTTGCGCTCCCGGCAAATGCCCCACCTCCGCCGTTGCCGGAGCCGACTCAGGTCCAGCCGGGATTGCCAAACCTGGGCTTGGCGCTGCTAGGTGGGCTGCTGCGCGGGGTGAAATTCACTCCGGTTAGCTATGACCCCTGGAAGATTTACAAGCTGGGGGAAAACCCAGTGGGAGCCCCGACGTATCGGTTGGGGAGTATCGGGGGAGGGCAGGCCGGTGGCTGAGCAGAGCAGCGTTCCGCAGGCAGAGGGTCCGCTGGGGCTGGATCTGTCCCCGGTAACCCCGGCTGAGCATTTGCTCTCCGCTGCACTAGCCCCGGGTGGAGAGCTTTACCAGCCCAGGCCAGAGGGATTGTTTGGACATTTACTGCAGACCGCGATTGAGCCCCTCCAGGCGGCGCCGGCAGCTGCCCAGGGGACCCTAGCCGATAGGCTGGCCGGGCTGGGGAATATCGTGATCCCGTATGTTGTTGGGGGCGCTCCGCGTGATGCACTCAGCGCTGGGGTAAAGCTCTCGACCGGAGACCTGGGTGGCTATCACGGCACGCCACATACGTTTGCACCGGAGCCTGGTGCGCCTTTCGGGTCGTTTCGTAACGAGGCGATTGGAAGTGGAGAGGGCGCGCAGGCGTATGGCTGGGGGCACTATATTGCGGGGAATCCAAAGATCGCGGAGGCGTATCAACAAGCGCTGGCTGGAGAACCAGTTGTAACCATTGACGGAATAAATGCTTTTGAACACCCAGACGTAAATGCTAATAATCCACATATTCAAATGGCTATAAATGAAATAAATGCAGCTGGAAATGTAGGTGATGCGATTAAACAGATTGACAATCATATTAATTATCTGTCAACCCCTAGTCATCCCAATGCTAATAATTACGGTGTTTTCGATTCTGAAATTCAAAGACTTAAAGATGCAAAGAATTGGATTTCGTCTAACAGAAACAGCCTGGAAATGCAACCAGCTGGCCATCTCCTCGAAGTCCACATTCTCCCGGAGGAATCTCAGCTGCTCGACTGGGACAAACCACTGAGCGAGCAGAGCCCGGAGGTGCAGGTGAAACTTGCTCCAATTTGGCAAGAGGTACAAGGTGAATCCAGTCTTTCTCGTGGCGGTTCCTTGTATACAAAAGATCCAGATCCAGCTGGATCGCAGCTTTATCGTCAGCTTTGGCGTATTTCAAGAACAGATTCTGATTTAGGACAAGATGCTTATCGGCGTCTACAGCAATTTGGTCGCGGAGATCAAGCCGTTTCTCAGGTCTTCCACTCCGCCGGAATTCCTGGGCTGAAGTATCTGGACGCGGGGAGCCGGAACATTTCCGTTGCTCCGCTTGAAGGTCCATCTGGTGCTGGATCCTGGCAGGTCTTTAATAATTCCAGAATCAATCGAGCTGGTGAAGGGCAGTTGCTTTCCAGCCATCCGACCCAAGCTGAGGCAGAGGCTGCTGCTGATCGATTACGCACACACAACTACGTAATTTTCCACCCGTCCAACCTCCGCATCGTCGCGCGCGACGGGACTCCCCTCACCCCCGTCGATCACGACCCGTTTGCCGAAGGCGCTCCTTGATGTTCTCCACCCGTGCTCTGCTTGACCAACACCAGCGTGATTGCCGTGAAGATCGTGAGCGGACGGCAGGACAGTTCTCTCAGGTCAGTGATCGTATCAGTGCCCTGGACACGAAGATCGACAAGCTGGACGAAAAAAACGACCGGAAACATGCGGAGAATGTCAGTAACATCAACAAGGTTTTGAGGTATATCTGGATCGCAATGGGCATGTTTGCGATGCTGAGCTTCTTGATCTCCCATGATGGGCTAGGAGAGGTGGTTAAGACTTTTCTTGGAGGGAAGTGAAATGGGACAGAATAAGCCGCAGGCTCAGCCGCAGGCTCAGCCGCAAGTGCTCCGCTCGGGCGATCCGATTGCTCACTTGGCCGTTGCCAAAATTGCTCGGGAAGCTGCGGCTGAGCTCTACGAGACCTTGATGGGTGATAATCAGCTCCGCGCCGAGTGGCTCCGGCAGCACCCCGGGAAGACTGAGAAGCAGCTGCTGGTGCTGTTCGTGCGAAAACACTGGGGAAAGTGCATACCGTTCGCCCGGGCCACGATGGCACGAATGTTGGACAGTCCACTACCGCCCCACTTGAAAGATGAAATCCTAGATGCTCTAATCAAGGACCGATCGCTGCGACCACTGGAAGCCTCCAAGGCCCCAGCAGCGGTGATACTGAATCGAGAGGCGCTAAGGTGACAGCAGTGTGGCAGCAGAATTGGTGGGAGCTTGAGTGGATTTGCCCGGTCCAGGCTGGAATCACCATGATGGCTGGAGAGCCGGAGCCAGACCCTGAGCCTGGGGCGGGGGCAGAGCCAGCAGCCCAGGCGATCCCGGCCGATCCACAGCCGCAAGCCGATGATTCAGATCCCCAACCGCAGCCGGACCCGCCCGCACCCCCGCAGACCACAAAGCCAGCTGGAGATGAGTGGTGGCAGCGGAGGATCAACAAGCTTACTGCCAAAGCCAAAGCGTTGGAGGCAGAGAACGCCCAGCTGAAGCAAGCCCCCGCAACGCCCCCTATTCCGCCGGCTCATGTCCCAGGCGCTGTCCCCGGATCGCCTGAGTACCAAGAGGCCGTGCGTGCGGAAGCCCGAGCACTCGCCGCCAAAGATCGTTTCGATCAACAGTGTGCGGATATTGCTACCGCCGGCCAGGAAGCCTTTGGAAAGGACGCGTTCGACCGGAGCGTGATGGGACTGGTAAACCTGGTTGATCGGTCGGACCCGGAAGAAATTGGACAGTACCGATCTCTGATCGAGGCTGCGATTTCAACCGGAGAGGCTCCTCGGCTGGTGCATCTGCTGGGCTCTGATCCTAATGAGGCTACTCGACTGCTTGCCCTTCCGCCGGCCAGGATGGGAGTTGAACTCGCGAAGCTCGTGCTGACCCAGCCGGACCGGACAGTTTCCGGGGCACCCAAGCCAGCAAGTGTTCCCCGAGGCTCCGGCGGTGGCCAAGCCCCGCACACCAGCATTGATCCGACGGACCCGGAGCGGAGCGATAGGCTTTCAACTGCCGAGTGGATGCGGAGGAGAAACGAACAGTCGTCCAGGTGGGATAATCAACCGAGGGGCGGGCGATGAACTCAGATGTGACAACCTGGCCGATTTTGGCTGAGTTTCCCTGGAACTGGAAGCTCCCTCGTTTTGTTGAGGCCCGGCATGCTTCAGCAATCGAAGCATACGGGGAAGGGGAAGGGTATATCTTGGCGTTTTGGTGTCCTAAATACCAGAAACACGTTGATGTAACAATCAATCTTCCACTTGACGATCCCTCCTGTGAGATTTATTCTCCAGATTTCTGGAATCACATGATGCGGCCGATGCTATGTAATCTCGGCAAATCAATTTTTGAATCAGTATATCCAGGTGAATTTGGAGGCATGCTTAGACGTAAACTACAGTCGGAAATTGCTGGGGGAGAAAGATGGCCAGAGGCAGATCGAGAGAAATGGCTGCTGTATAATTCGTTACAGTACTAACTTGAAGTTTTCCCCTTCTGATGCTGGGGTAAATCGCATCTGCCGGCGACTGGGCGCTTAATCCCTGGACGGAGTTCACTGGGCTGACTCCAGCCTAAACGACGGCAAAGGTATGGAGACCTGTTGCCGATATCTGGAGCCAATAAGATGGCCGATGCGTTACTTACCATCAACATGATTACTCGAGAGGCTGTGCGCCTCTGGAAAAACACCAACGCTTTTCTGCAGAACGTGGACATGCAGTACGACTCCAGCTTTGCCGTCACCGGCGCGAAGATCGGGTCGAGCCTCCGCATTCGTCTGCCCAACGACTTCACCGTAACGACCGGCCCGGCGCTCTCTGTCCAGGACACGGCGGAGCAGTCAACCACCCTGGTGCTGGCTACCCAGAAGCACGTGGACGTGTCGTACTCAACGGCCGATCGCACGCTGAGCCTGGACGATTACTCCCGCCGGGTGCTCGCCCCGATGGTAAACAACCTCGCCGGTGCGGTCGCGGTGGATATTATGTCCGGGAGCGAGGGCGGGATTTCCAACTTCGTCGCGAACCAGGATGTGAACAATAATATTCTCTCCCCGATTGCATCCACCTATTTGAACTCCGGGGCGAGCCTGGACCTGCAATCTGCTCCGATCGCCAATCGGAAGATTGTCAACAGCCCCCGGACCGAGGCCCGAGTGGTGAGCGCGCTCAGCGGATTGCTGAACCCTGGGAGCGAGATCAGCCGCCAGTACGTTACCGGGCGGATGTACGATGCGCTTGGGTTTATCTGGATGAAAGACCAGACCGCGATTGTCCATACCACCGGGACGCTGGCTCAAGGTTCTGCCACTGTCAACGGGGCGAACCAGACCGGACTCAGCCTTGTTGTGAATGCCCTTGCTGGGAGTCTCAACGTCGGAGATATTATCACCATCGCTGGCGTGAACGCTGTCAACCGAATCACCAAGCAGTCCACCGGAGAACTGATGCAGTTTGCTGTCACGTCAAATGTGGCGGTGAATGCGACGGTGATTCCAATCTACCCGGCGATTGTTCCGGCCAGCGGCGGACAGGCTGTCCAGTATCAGACGGTCACGGCGTCTCCGGCAAGCGGTGCTGCAGTCAATCCCAGCAACGGGCTGGCTGCCAGCACGGCTTATCGGAAGAACTTCGCGTTCGCTCCAGAAGCGGTTACGCTGGCCACGGCGGACCTTGAGATGCCGCACAACGTCCATGAGGCTGCGAGAGAAGAGTTCGACGGGGTGAGCATGAGGATGGTGACTGACTATTTCATCGGAACCGATCAGCTTATCACCCGGCTTGATGTTCTCTATGGGTATCTCTGGATTCGTCCCGAATGGGCCTGCGTTGTGGCTGATGTAGTGTAGGTCCTCCTCCAGTGCTCCAGTGGAAACTCCTCCATGATCACCTGGTCAACCAGCCGCAGCACTACGAGCGTCCGCAGCAGGTCGCTCGGATCGCTCGTGCGCTGACGCTGGTCCAGGAAGGTCTGGAGGAGCTTTCCCGGCTGGGGCATCATTTTGAACTTCTTGGGACAGATGTTCCTCGGGACTCCTGGCCACGACTGGTGTTCCACCTGCAAAAGGCCCCGCGCGGGTTCTTTTGTCTCTCCGAATTTGATTTCGAGCATGCACTGGGCGGGACTGAGGCCGGCTGGCACGACACGCTGGATGAAGCGAAACACTCAGCTGGGATGGACAAGCAGTTCACCAGAGGTGGAGTGTTTCCGAAGCGCGGGCTGCCTGCGCTGGGAGCCCCCGAGGATCTCACCCCGCTGGAGCAGCTTCGCCGCCGAGGGCTGCTGGATTCAAACGGAAACAGGGATTGAAAGGAAACATTCAAATGTCTGACATATCAATCGCCGGAGCCAGCGCACTATTCTCCGGGTCTCCGGCTGAGATAAGCGATCTCCGAGCCGAGCTCGCTGATCATCATGCTGATGAGCCCCAGAAGGCGATGCTTGCTGATCTGGCACTCCGCGAGGTCGAGCAGGGGATGGAGAAGCTCCGCGCGCTAGGACATCATTTGTACCTGGCCTGGGGAGAAGGCCCGGCGCGGGATGAATTCCCCAAAATGCTCTACCGGGACCGAGACGAGCTGCAACAGGTGGTATTTACCGAGGGAGAAGAGGCGCAAGCCCGCGCCGATGGGTATGACGACCATCCGAGCCTGCGGAAGCCTGTGGCACCTGAGAGCCAAATCCCGCGCTCCGATCCACAGGTGTAGCCTGATGCCGGTCGGGAGCAAAGTTGCAGAGGTTAAGTCCAAGCTGAAGCAGGAATACCCTGGGAATCCCTCTGCGGTCTACGGAACGCTGAACAAGACAGGGCTCATGCATGGAAATAAGCCCACGCGAAAAGGGCTGGAGAAAGCGAAGCCAAAGGGTTATGGGCGATGAAGGGGGAGGGGAGCACTCAGCCTCGGACGATCCGGCCCAAGCTTGAGCCGCTTGCTCGGACAGGTGGCCTGGCGTTGGACTCAGCCGGCGTGCTCTCCGAGCAGCCGAAAGCTCAAGCCCCCGGGCCGAAGCAGAAATTCAAACCACTGGCCGGTTATGGCCGATAGGAGCAGTAATGGAAACAATTGGTTGGGCAGTAAAACAGATGCACGACGGAGCGCGAGTACGTCGTGCTGGCTGGAACGGGAAAGATATGTTTCTTTTCCTTGTGCCTGGTTCGCGATTTCAAGTAAATCGTGCTCCGTTACTGGGGATTTATCCCGAGGGAACAGAGATCGACTATCACCCTCACGTGGACATGAAAACTGCACAAGGCTATGTGGTTCCGTGGCTGTGCTCGCAAGCAGATTTGCTTGCAACTGACTGGGAACTTGCTGACGAGGAGCCGGGCTAATGCGCGGATCGACACGGAATATCCATACTCGCTACCATGCGATGGAGGCGGCTGGAGCGTTTGACTCCAACCCGGCCAACCCGACCTCTCGGGATCAGGATGGCCAGACGCTTTACCGGGGGCCGGTGGAATTCCCGAAGATGCTCTATCATCCTCAGGGCCTCGAACGCGTAACGGTCCCGGGGGAGGTGGTGTTGTCCCCTGGTGGGCGCGAGGTGCTGCTGGGGCAACAGCGCGAGCTGATTCACCGGATTGTGGCGGACGCGGTGGAAGAGGCCGAGGCCCTTGCCGAAGGCTGGCATACCACTCCAGCTAAGGCTATTGCTGCCAGCGGTCGCACGCCCCCGCCGGAAAGCCCCGCCCAGGTTATATCCGACAAGGACGCGGAGATTGAACGTCTGCGTGCGCAGCTGGCGGAGGTACAGGGGGCTGGAGTCGGGAAGAAACATGCTAGCGCGGGGGCTGCGCCATGACCGGGCCGGAGGATATCCAGGTCACAACTGGAACTGTCCCAGCTGATGCTGAGACGGGAGCGCAAAATCAGCAGGTGGTGATTCAAGACTCCAGTGCCCGGCGAGCCTGGACTGGTGAGGGCACCACGGTTGGGGAGGCTGCGACGCAGGCGGTGCGAAAGCTGCTCGGCGATCGGCGGGTGCGGGAGTACACTGGGACTGGGCTTGGACTTGGGACCAGGGACTAACCGCCAGTGGCCCTGCTAAACCCCGCCGCACTTACTGCCGGCGATCTTTGTACCCAAGCCCTCCGCGAATGCGGCGCGCATGGACAGGGGACTACTCCGACCGCAGATGAGCTGGAGGACGCGCAGTTCCGCCTGCAGACCATGCTGCAACAGTGGCAGAATCAGCGCTGGCTGGTCTATCACCTGGTAACCTACAACGCTACGAGCGGCGGTCAGCAGGTCTACACAGTGGGACCGGGGGGTTCAATCGATCCGGGTGTTCAAACTGATCTCTCCCCCGCGCTGCCGAGCTATCAGCGCCCGGATCGAATCGAGTCCGCGTTTCTCCGGCAAATCCAGAACTCCCAGCCCAATCAGATCGATTATCCGCTGGTACAACTCCCCTCCATGGAGGACTACAACCGGATCGCGCTGAAATCCCTGGTAAGCTTTCCGGGTTGGTTCTTCTATGACCCAGCTTGGCCATTGGGGCAACTCCACGTCTGGCCAGTCCCGAACGCCTCGATCTACGGGATTTTCATCTCGATCAAGGAACAGCTCCCCGCGAGCTTTGCAACCAGCGCCTCAACGTTCAACTTGCCGTATGAGTACTATGGTGCAATGCTCTGGAACCTCGCCGAGCTGCTCTGTCCAAGCAAAGGGCTGCCAGTGAGCGTCGATCTTCGTCGGAACGCCAAGAACGGCCGAGGAGTGCTCCGGGCCAGCGCCACCGCGATCAGCAACCTGGTGATGCCACGGGAGGTCCTGGGCAAGCGCCGGGATGGGTATAATATTTTCTCCGATCAGTTCTACTAGAAGGAGCTTTCGATAATGTCCATCATCTCCGCCTTGATCGACCTCTTTCCCAGCTTCATTCCCGGCCCGCGCCTGGTTGACGGCGGAGAGTGTCTCCAGCTGGCTCAGTTAATCTGCTCGGCCAAGACCGGATACACCGCGCTCGCGGGTGGAGGCCAAGCCGGGGCAACTCAGCTCATCACCACGCTGAATGAAGTCCCAAACGTCGCGAGCGACAATGACTCGGTGATGCTTCCGCTGGCCATCCCAGGCCGTTGGGTGGTGGTGAATAACACCAGTGGACACAGCCTCCAGGTCTTCGGCCAGCCAATCAACCCGAACAATGCTGGTGCCGGCGATACCATCGCGCCGAATAACTCGGTCATCCAGGCCGCGACGGCGACCGGCGTAGCCCAAGCCACTGCCGTCATGGCCATCTATGTTTGCACGACTATTGGTCAGTGGAAACAGGGCTCGATGGCGTAGCAGGGCTGGGAATTGGCTCGCATTCCTCTCATCGGCGGGGCGTACAGCAGCCGGAGTGTGATCTCCGGGGCTGGAGGCCGCTGCGTGAACCTGTATCCAGAGCGAAACCCGCCAGATGCTCTGGTCCCTGTCACACACTACCAGCGACCGGGACTACGCGCGCTGGTTCAAGGGCCTTCTGCTCCCGTTAGGGGCTTGTGGCGTGCGAGCAACGGGAACGGCTATTGCGTGATCGGCCAGGGATTTTATCAGATCGGAGCAAATTGGGCGTTGACGCACCTGGGAGATCTCTCCCCCGGACGGAGCAACCCATGTAGTTTTACCGATTTTGGTGCTGCGGTTGGAATCGGCCTGGTGGTTGATGGCAGCTCCCAGGGCTGGCAGGTCAATCTGGCCTCCGGTGCGTTCAGTGCGGTGATTGACCCAACTGGGAGCTTCGTTGGCGCGGACCGGGTGGATTATATCGACACTTTCGTTCTGTTCAACATCCCTGGAACCAATCAGTTCGGTTGTACGCTGAGCAACGAGCTGGCTTTTGACCAGCTGAACCTGGCTGCCAAGACGGATTATCCAGATTTGCTCCAAACCCTGATCGTAAACCGCCATGAGATCATTCTGTTCGGAACGCTCAAGTCTGAAATCTGGTACGATGCTGGGAATGCCCAGTTCCCCTTTGCCGAGCTCCCAGGGGCCTATATCGAGCATGGTACGGTAGCGAAATATAGCGTGGCCAGCGCGGATATCTCGGTGTTCTGGTTGGGAATGGACCTACAAGGCCAAGGCTACGTGTTCCGTCAGCGTGGGTATGAAACCACGCGAATCAGCAATCACGCGCTGGAGTGGACGCTTTCTCAGGTGCAAGAAGCTGGTGGGACCCTGACAGACGCCATCGGCTACACGTTCCAGAAGTCCGGGCACCTCTTCTACGTGCTCCAATTCCCGTCCGCCGACATGACTTGGGTCTACGACGACGCGGTGCAAGATCCGCTGATTGCCTGGCATCAGGAAGCCTGGACAGACTCCAACGGCACGTTGCACAGGCATCGAGGAAACTGCTGCGCCTTCATCAACGGGGTGAATGTCTGTGGAGACTGGCAAAACGGGACCTTGTACGCGATGGACTTCGGGAGCTTCACCGATGAAGTCCTCGGAGTCCCCGGGCCTATCAGCTTCATTCGGACTTTCCCCCACCTCGGCGCCATCACCAGCCGGGAGGGTTTCCCAGCCATTCCGACTGACGGCCGCCGAGTGGTTTTCAATCGTCTGATGCTGGATATGGAATGCGGAACCACCGGAGACCTGTCCGAGTTCCCGGCCCAGATCACCTGTCGGTACTCCGACGACCGAGGGAAGACCTGGAGAGGAGTAGTGCTGCAATCCGCCGGGGCACAAGGGCAATATGATACCTGGCCGCTCTACAACAACCTGGGCGAGGCGCGTGATCGGGTGTTTGAGATCGAATACTCAATCCCCGGCCCAGCCGCGCTCAACGGGGCTTGGGTGGATGGTCAGCTGGCGAGGAGCTGATGACAAACCCGATCCAACACCAGCTCTACCAGCCATTTCCGAAACTGGACTCCCCCCTCGTCGGGGCAAACGGCCAGCCGAGTATTCCGTGGTACTATCTGCTACTGGCCCTTTGGCAACGTACTGGAGGGTCGAGTGTACCTGCGACCGCTGGGATAATTTTTGACATCAGTGCTGGAGCGACCGAGAGTGTGCTGGGGCCTGTAAACTCCCCCTTTACCTTCACCGCACCGCTAGTTGGATTTCTAACCTCTGCCGGTGGGAAGATCGAGCTGAATCGAAGTGGGACTTGGCGGGAAGTCAGCCTGGTCGGAGGCTCGTTCTGGCTGATGGCCGGAGACAGCGTTCGCGTGAGCTGGTTTGGTCAAGGCCCACCGGAGGTAATCTGGTGGCCGAGCAAATGATGGGGCATTTCAGATGTTCATGATCCTCTCGCTCCCGCGCTCGCGCTCCGCTTGGCTCGCCCATTACCTAAACTACGGCTCACGTCGGTGCGGACATGATCTGGCAATCCAGGCCGATACGATTGAACAGTTCCTGGGGGCATACCAGCAGGGGCTCTGGGGAACCTGCGAGACCGGAGCGGTGGTTGCTTGGCGGCTTATCCGGCATCTCGCCCCGGAGCTTCGCCTGGTAACCGTCCACCGTCCGCTGATCGAGGTCTGTCGGAGCCTAGAGGCTCGAGGGCTCGTCCCTCGGCTGGATGAGCTGGCCCAACGAGAGGCCGCGCTGGAGGCGCTTGCCAAGCAGCCTGGGGTGCATTCCCTGGATTTCCGAGATCTGGCCTCGGTCGATGCGTGTGGTTGGTTGTTCGAGCACTGTCTGGAACTTGAATTTGACCCAGAGTGGTATGCAAGATGTTCGATACTGAATATCCAGGTGGATCTCGTGGCGCGGGAGGCTCAACTACGCGCGCGGGCTCCGGCAATCGCAGGGCTGATGGCGGAAGTTCGACGGGAGACCCTTCGGCTGGGGCTGGGGAGAGGGCTGAACTGACGCTGCAGGAAGAGTCCTGGAGCAAGTGCACGGAGGAAATCCAAGCGCTTGCGGCTGACAGTTGGGAGGAGACCGTGCCGGAGCTGGAGCCTGGACGCCGCTTTGGACTGGACCTGGTCGCGCTGGCTCAGATGGACAACCTGGGTGTGCTGAAAATCATCACCGCGCGGCGAGGAAGCGAGCTGGTTGGTTACATCTCCTGGGTGCTCCAGTTCGACCTGGAGTCCTTTGGCACCCTGATCGCCCAGCAAGGTAGTTGGTATGTCAAGCCTGGGGTTTGGGGCGCTGGGTGGAAGCTGCAGCTGCAGTCCTGGGAACTACTCCGCCAACTAGGGGTCAAGTGGGCTTACCCGCATCAGCGAACTCTCGGACGCTCTGCCGGAGTTGGTCGCTGGTTCGAACGCGCAGGATGTAAGCCGGTGATGATTGTTTGGGCGCGGAATTTGGAGGATCTGGGAGATGCCTAGTATCAGCGTTCCAACAGCGGTTCTTGCCGGCGGTGCGCTGAGCGGCGCGTCCAGCCTAGCTTCCGGTCTGATCGGGTCCAGCGCAGCTACCAGTGCGGCCAAAACCCAAGCCGCTGCTGCGCGCAATGCCTCTGCTCTCCAGGCCGCTATTTATCAGAATAACCAGGGACTGCTCCAGCCGTTTATCAACGTGGGACAGAGCGCACTTTATAGCCTCCAGGGCGCACTGAATCTAACCCCAGGTGGAAGCCGCCCTGACGGACTTCCCTACAACCCGACGACTTCCCAGCTAGCCGCCCCGTTCCAGCCGACGATGGCACAGCTGGAATCCACTCCAGGCTATCAGTTCACGCTCCAGCAGGGCGAGCGCGCGACGCAGAACGCATATGCTGCGCAGGGCCTGGGGTCGAGCGGGGCTGCACTCAAAGGCGCGGCGAACTATGCTGAGGGCCTGGCCGGGACAACCTACCAGCAGCAGTTCCAGAACTACTTGGACCAGAACCGGCAAATCTTCAATATGCTGTCCGGCCTGGCTGGGACCGGGCTCTCGGCTGGTGGCGCGTTAGCCGGGGTAGGGCTGCAGACTGGGAGTCAGATTGGGAACACCCTAACCAGCGGCGCGGCGGCGCAAGCGGCAGGGCAAGTTGGGAGCGCAAATGCCTTGACCAGTGCGTTGAGTGGGCTTACCGGCAGTGCTGGTAACACTGCATTGATGTTAGCCCTTAACAACGCCGGGATGTTCGGAACCTCGGGGGGCGGTGGTGGCTATGGCAATGGTGACTTTGGTGGAGGCCAAGCCTGATGCAATCCGCTCGTCGCACACTGACACTCCAACGCCCTGGGACTCCTCCGGCCAATCCGGCCCTGGCTCAGGCCCAAGCCACTCACGCCACGGCGGTGGCCCAGTTCAACCAGGCCGAAGCTGCGATGACCATGCTGGCTCATGTCAAAGCTGGACTGGACCAAGTGCGTAAGCTAGGTGACATGGTCACCCCGGAGGATGTAATCGAGGAAGCCGGGAAATTGGTTGGCCAGGGCGCATCGGCGGGGCAGATCGCAGCGCTGCTGAGCTCCATGCCGCAGGCTGGGGGAGTCGCACTCCAGGCTTGGGTATCCCAACAAGAAGCCTTTGTAGCGCAGAAGGAAGCTGAGTTATTCCCGGCTCACGCTGTCTTGGGGCACCGGATGGCTCAGAGTGCACTGGGGGTGATGCAAGCAGGGATGGGAGCAGGGACGCAGGAGCAGGCGCAAGCGCAAGCCCAGCCGGAGGTCCAGCCCGACGCCTCCTCGCTTAATATCCAACCGCAGGCCCAGCAGCAGTAGGAGCCCCTCCCGTGGCCCTTGACCCGAATATCTCCCTCGCTGTAGCCCCAGCTGGAGGCCAGCAGGTCGCTCAGGCTGGGGGCAACCCGCTTGCCCTGGTCGAGGGTTATGTTGATACCGCGCAGAAGCTGCAGCAATTTCGCCTGCTGAATCAGACCCTCCAGGCACGTCAGCGCGCGAGTGAAATCATCGCGGCCACCCCAGCAAATCCTGATGGCAGTATCAACTACGATGCGATTGCTCGGAATGTTTTCGCTGATCCGACTGCAGCATTCGGCGCTGCGGAGACCATGAATCAGCTTCGTCAGGGGGCACTTGCCACCACCCAGCAGCAAAGTGAAATCGGCAAGATGCAATCTGGGGGAGTTCAGTCCCTCATCACCGCTTTGATGGGCTCGGTGGATGATCCGAACGCAGCAGCTCCGCTTGCCCAGAGCATCATCCAAGCCACCCCGCCCCAGGCACGTGGGGCAGTCCAGGGGGCTTATGAAAATCTCCAGCGTTATCTAGACTCC